GCTGGTACGCACCTTCTTCGACAGTCCCCAGAACCGCTTTGTCTGAATGACTTCAAACGTCTCGACCAGCGCATCCATGTTGTTCACCGTCACGCGGATACCGGCGTCGAGTTGCTTGGTAGACTTCTTGAAGAAACTGAACACTGCGGCGACGGCCAGCAACGGCAGGGCCACAGCCCCGAGCGCAGCGCCGAACGCGCCCAAGCTGGCAGTCGCACCACCAACCACTGAGGACAGGTATGTGCCCGCAGCGCCCAATCCACCGCCTGCGCCGAACAGCGACGTGACAAGACCGGACGCCCCTGAGAATATCGACCCGACGAATGTACCGATACCGCCAGTGATGCCCGATAGGATGCTCCCACCGGCCCCGGCAACGCCACCAGTGGGCGCACCACCTGCCAGTGCAGCACCGGCACCGCCGCCAGTCATGCCCATTGAAATCATGATCTTGTTGCGAACTGCCATGCTGATCATCTGAGACAGCATTGACTTAAAGCTGCTCAGGATGCTCGACACGAAACCCTTGAAATCCGAGAACCCTCGTACCACAAAATCGCCAAACGCGTCAGCCACATCGTTTACCATCGGGATGGAGTTCGCAAGGCCGTCGTTGAGCTCGTCCACGGCCTTGCGGTAAGCGCCGTCCGACAGCTTCCCGGTTGCCATGATCTTGTTCAGCTTTTCCATTTCAGCGCGGTACTTCTTGACCGGATCGGCCTTGAATTCCAGCGCCTTGATTTCCTTCGCCAAGGCCTCTGCAGACTTTGCCGCGTCCGAAGCAGCGCCAGAGACGCCGCCTTTACCAGAAAGGCCCTTGGTCAGGTCTTTCGTGGACCCTAACAGGTTTTCGACACTCTTGCGCGTCGTTACGGTTGTATCACCGAAACTCAGAATCGCGCTGCCGACTTCGCCAATGTCCACGGGGTCCAGACCACCGAACCCAAGTTTCGGGGCAGGGCCAGCCATCTTGATCCCGGCATTGGCGTTCAGCGTGGCGTTCAGCGCCTGCGCGATCCCGAGGCTGACACCCAGATCATTGGCGAGGAATTGCGCCTGTGCAAGCGCGCCGTCCATGCTCATGCCGCCCAGCACCGACGACAACCGGCTCGACACGTCCAGCGCGGCCAGCAACGCCACATAGCTTTCGCGCGCCTCGGCGTTCATGTTTTCCACGCCACCGGTTGCGTCCAGCAATTGCTGCACCATGGATTCCAACACACCCGTGATGCTGGCGAAGCTGCCATCGGTCGCCGTTGCCGCCACGGTCTGGTTGAACAGTATAGCCTTATCGCCTGCGATTCCGAGGCTGTCGGCAAGGGCCTCCACCGCATCTAGCTGACCTTGGATTGCGGCCCGTGCATCGGCCTCTGTGATGGCCCGTTGCCCTTCCGCAACCATGCGCGCGGCACGGGACAGTTCGTTGTAACCATTTGCCGCCGTGATCGAAACTTCACCGAGCGAAGACGTGGCGTCGGACAATGCTTTCAGTGCTGCGGCAGAGTTGTTGGTGGCATCACCCGCGCCTGAAATACTGTCCCCCATCGTGGTCGCCGCGTGTTCGACGGCGGAGAGGCGCGCCTCTGCCTCGATCAGTGCCGTGGAGTACGTCTCAACAGCATCCTTTGCGTCCTGTATCCGCTTTGCTTGCGGTCCGGAAAGGGTGAATGGGTTCAGGGAATCGACGAACCCATAGATGCCAGTCTCGCTGGCCAGAACGTCCTTTGCAGCGTTCAGTGCATCCTCGGCAATCTGACGTGCGGCTTGGGCTGCAGTCTTCATTGCCGTAAGGTTGGCCTGCGTGACATCGCTATAGAACAGCGTAGTCGCCGCATTCAGACTATCCTGCGATGCGGTCAAACCGTCGATTGCAGATTGGTATTCTCTGACAGAAACTCTGTTGTCCTTAAATGCCCGATATATCATCGTCGCGCCAGTCACCACGGCCACGAACGGAATTGCCTTCATGGCAAACGCCAGCGCCTTAGCCTGCACAGCCCCGATGATTAGAGCGGCCTCCATCGTGCCAAGCCATATTACTGCCGTCGCCAGCGCACCAATCATTGCCTGGATATTCACGACGGCCAAAGCCCCGATGGAGATTGCCAAGATGTCAGCATTGTCGGCCAGTGTGCCGATGATGGCAACGGACGCCTCAATCGCAGGAACTAGCGCGGTCAGCAGTGTGGCACCTAACGAAGTTGTGAGGCCCCACAATTCTCCCATCGCAACATTTAGTCGTTGTTGCATATCTTCGGACATTTTGTTGAATGCTTCGTTTGTTTCGTCAACTTTGATGCCCATGTTTTCCATGATGGTGCTGTAGATTTGACCAGTCTGCCCAGAGAACGCCAGCGCCGCGCCAGCAGCTTCGGAAGAGCTGAATAGAAGGCTCATCTGCTCAACGCTACCGCCCGTGGCAAGAGATACCTCGGCCATGAATTCAGCAAAGTTCTTACCCTGCAATCCAGCAGCGTTGAATTCCAGTGATAATTCTTTCGCCAAATCCCTTGCTTGCTGTGAAGGGTTCGCAATAGCAACCAGAGCCGACTTCAGCCCTGTAACGGATTCAGCAGTGGACAGACCGCCGCGGGTTAAAGCTGCTACTGCGGCTGCAGTCTCGTCAAACGACAGTCCCAATTTCTGAGCGAAAGGCAGCGCCTTGCCAATTGAAGAGGAAAGCTCCCCAATCGTTGTTTTGCCGCCCTTCATGGCAACAAAAAGCGCGTCACTGGCATCCTCCGCGCTCAAATTTGAATCTTTATAAACATCCATTGCAGACGTCAGAACACCTACTGCGGTGGTGACGTCTGTTACGCCGCCAATCGCAAGACGGTTGGCCACGTCCAAGAGTTCAGCGGCTTCCTCAACAGACCCCGCCCCCGCCGAAATCGCCTGATAAAACGCCTTGGCCTGCGCCGTCCCTGTCCCGCCGTAGGTTGCTGCCAGTCGCTTGCTGGCAGCGTCTAAGAAATCAGTCTGCTGTGCCGTGCCTTCGATCAGCGTGCCAACCTCAGAAAGCGCCGAACCAAATTCAAGCGCCTGCCGGGTGGCAGTGCCAAGGGACAGCACCGCCGCTACCGCCGCAGTTGCAGCAGTAGCCATGGCCCCGAACGCCAGCTTAGACGACTTGCCCAACTTGGTAGCAGCGCCACCGGCCTTGCCACTTTCCTTGCCGAACTTGTCCAGATCACCGGTGGCGCCCTTAACCTGACGGCTGTCAACTTGGAGGCCTACAGATGCCATGTCGTCCATGCGGTGCGCCTCCTATTCTCTAAACGGCTGCGGCGTATTCTTGCCGCTCGATTCTGACAACTCACCGGCGTAAACGGCGCTTATCTTTTGCAGCCATTGCGCTTCGTCGCCATCAAACACAAGTCCCACATTTGCGGCCCATGCCTGAATTTCTAAATGGGACAGGGCCACCGGTCCCATCCCGCTTTGTATCACCGGCCCTACATCGAGCAGCCATTCCGCAAGATAACCACGGAATGGAAGCTCTGGAAAGTCCGGTTCTTCATTCGCACGTTCCAAAAAACTCCATCGCGTTTGTTTTATGTCCTTCGGTGGCGTGCACAGCCAAGCGTGTTGTCGTGCCCAGAGGCTAAGCGCATCTAGGCTTGTGCGAAAAAATTGGACCGTTCCTTCAAAAACTCCGTTACCTCGTCAAGAATGGACGGGTATTTACGGTAAATTGCCTCTGCAGTTTCGGGAGAAAACGCGGCAGGCTTGCCGTCAATGCTCAGGTTTTCCAAACCTATAGTCGCGTCGACCGCGGTTTGGATTAAACCTTCCTGTCCCTCGTCGATTACCGCCCCAAGCTGCGCCTCATTCATTTTGGCAAAGTCCATTTTACCGCCGCGCCGCTTCAGGAGTGATGTGGCGCGCTTGCGTGCTTTGGCCTTTGACGCAGTAGCGTCCATGCCGATCAGATTGATCCGCATAGGCTTGGTCATGTCGGGTGTGCCGTCCTTGCCCGTAACGTATGCAGGCGAGTCGGTGCGAAGGTTCGTCAGGTGCA